GCTAGTTTATCAACTACAAGTAGTGTTTATAATTTAGATTATAGAATTGAAGGATTTGATATTGCAAGTTTATTAAAATGGGATGATACATCTAATGATACAAATGCTGAGTATATTACACTAGCATTTTATATGAAGACTGACCAAGCTTATACCTTTACAGTAGGATTTATTAATAGTGATAATTCAAGACATATTAGAAGGTCATTTACAACAACTACCTCATGGACTAAACACATTATAACTTTTCCGCCTGATATAGGCAACAGTCCAAATAGTGATATAGGAGAAGGTTTAAGACTTAGATTTACTTTTAGTGCAGGCTCAGACTTTACATCAGGAACACTTGCTACAGATTGGGAATCCACTACTAGTGCCAATGCTCATGTTGGTGGTAGTAATATTTTTGCCTCAACAGATGGTGATATAAAATTAACAGGATTACAATTAGAAATAGGACAATACGATTCAGATTCAATACCTAATTTTTTATATACAGGAGATGTAATGACTACTTATGTTAGATGTGAAAGATATGCACAATTAAGAGCAGTAGAAAGCAACAACGCAATAGGTCATGGAAATGCTTATACTTCAACTATACTTAAAATAGATACAATGCAAAGAGGACAAATGAGAACATCACCATCAATAGTGCAAAATACTACCAATGATGATATAAGGTGGAATTCTGAAGATAGTTTTGATACAACTGATACAGTAACCGGAACAGAGTTTGGCAGTATTTATGGAATTACACTAAATTGTAATAGTGCATCCGCTGGTCAAGCATTTTCACTAACACAAGGTAGTTATTGTCTTGTTTATGGTAGTGCTTCAACTGTAAAAATATTGATGAGTTCTGAGTTATAAATAATGTAAAGGAGGAATGAAATGACTATAAAATACAAAAAAGTAAAAGACCCTGTAACAGATACAGTACAATGTATTAGAAATTGGGATGACGCTCAAAGTGAACCTATTACCGTAAAACTTATACCACTTGATGAAAATAATGTTGATTATCAAGAGTGGCAAAAATGGGATGCTATTGACGGAAATACAACATTAGACGCTGATTAAAAATGACAATTAATAGAGATGTTGCTAACATTGTTAGTGGACCACAAAAAATTAATAGAATACATGCATATCCATTAGTCAGTAATGGTGATATGAGAATAGCACAAAGAGGAACTAGTGCAACTGGTGTAGGTGCTAGTAACTCTTATGTAACTGTCGATAGATGGAGACATAACTTTGCTAACACAGCAGGAAGACTTACATCATCTCAAAGCACAGATGTTCCTACAGGTCAACCATTTAAACATTCTCTAAAATTAGATTGCACAACAGCAGATACATCTATAGCTGCAAACGAATTTGCTACAATTTATCAGGGTTGGGAAGGTCAAGAATTAGGATTAATTAATAAAGGAACTGCTGATTGTTCAACATTTACTGTTATATTTTGGGCAAAAGGAACAGCAAAAACTTATGCATGTGAATTGTTTGATAGTGATAATAATAGACAAATAACTAAATTATTTACAGTATCTACATCTTGGACAAAACATGTAATTAATTTTCCTGCTGATACCTCTACTGATGATGACTTTACCTATGACACAGATTCATCATTGTTTCTTAATTTTGCAATACATATGGGGTCAGATTCAACAAGTGGAACATTAAATAGTAGTGCTTGGGCAGATTCTACATCAGCGAATAGATTTGCTGGTATAAATTCATTTTTTGATAGTACTGATAATGAATTATATTTAACAGGTGTACAATTAGAATTGGGTACTTA